CATTCAGATGCCCGACTGGATCTGTTACTTTATGGAATGACACTGCTACTAATGATTGATAGAAGATAGCTGGTGGTACGTTATGATTACGTGCTAGTTTCAATAGCTTTAATAGACTAGCTTGGCAACCTAGTGTCTCTGCTTCATGTAGTAAATCATCTACTAACTTCAGTTCGTAATCAAGGTCACGATCTTCATCAAAGTCTTCTAGCATACCTGCATGGCACAATAAGAATGCTGCAAGTAACATTGATGTGTTACCAATTACTTCTGCATCACAGTTGCATCCATCATCATCTGTTCTGTCAACCATTACTTGGCTAATGATTGTAAATGATTTCATAATGTCTACTCGTACATCGAATGGTGCATCAGCAAAGTATTTAAGTACACCGTCACGAACCTTGATGTTGGTGCAAGCTGTGTTGATTAGTTCGCTTTGTTCTACTGTTAGTGCATCATAGTTAGCATCTTCATCTAGTAAGAATGCCATGATCTTGTATACTTCTTGAACATTCTTTAGATGTTCTGGCGTTAATGCGCCAAGGTCGATCTCTTGTGTTGTGCTCACTTGCTTTCCTTTTCTGTTAGTGTTTCTATTTCTCCGCATTTAATACATGCGAAGTCAGGACAATCTTTCTTATATCTTGCACAGACAATCCATCTGTATGTGTTGTCTTCTCCACAACTGTCACACTCTGGACTATAAACATGATTACACTTAGTATGTTCTGTTGTATTTACAAACTTAGTAATCACTTGTCTCCTTACAATCTCACATAAAGAAAGAGCCAGAGTAATTTCTACTCTGACTCTTCCCTTATTTGTATTTAGATATCTGCTAGTTCTACTGACTTGATAAGTATGCGAGTTAAAGGCGCACGACGATCTGTATTCTCTACTCCGAATCGTGTATCGAATTTGGTATCTAATTCACCTACGATATTTACTACTGGTGTAAAGCCTTGACCGTCTTGCATTTCACGCAATCCTCGTAGTGTTGCTGCGATGCTTTCATCAAAGCAAGCTACTGGAATGGTGAACTTAGCTCGTTCATTGCCAACTTTTTGAGTTAGCTGACCTACTATCATCAAGCCGTACTGATCGAACTCCTTGATGTTCTTCAACTTACCTGTCACTGTTAGTGAGTTATTCATCCGTTATCCTTTACCTTTGGAGAGCCAACGCCCCCCGCGAAGCAGGGGCGTGGCGATTTCATACTGCTACTAGTATCTTGTCGCAATTCTGACAGGTCTCTAGTCGTGTTGGTGTATAGATAAAACAATTAGAACATACTGAATTAAGGCGAGTGTAATAAGTCTGATCACTTTCTATGTACCTCAGACCTGGTAATCCCATAAAGAAATTCTCTGATGGTCGATCAGCTATAGAGTTCCAATCCTGCTTGAATTCATAGCGGATCTCATCTTCTAGTTCAATGAGTGGAATGTGATTGCATTTACTATCCATACAGTCAGCTTCCTTTAGACCGCATGCTGCTTTAACTCCACTTACTACATACACTTTACGACCAGTGTTAGTTACTGAAGATACCCAGTCGTGACCTGATACTGGCTCTGTCTCTAGAGAGATAGTCGATGCGGCTGGTGTTATTGTCCATCCATCTATACCATTAAGTACAACGTCACCAAATACATAGTCAGTAGTATCATGTCCATACTTAGCTTGGACATCTACCCAGTTATCTTCAATTGCTTCTACTTCGTCTTGATCTAGTCTAGATTGGATAGAAACTACCATACCAAATAGTTCACTTGCTTTTAGCACGTCGAGAATATTAGCTAACTTCTCGTCGTCATCATACACTGCATCAGTCATTGTTTACTCCTTGTTCTGTGACTGGCTGGCTTCCGTCTAGAAACCATAGCAACGACCACCCCGCGGAGCAGGTGGTCGTCACCAAAGCATCTAGAATGGTGGACAGATGCACTCGTCACCTGTTATAAAGTCTTCGATACCTACACAGTAAATACATTTATCTGCGTTCTTGATGGTATTCTTGTGAGCTTGTATCTCTTGTTGTAATTCCCAAGAGACTTGCATGATCTGACTTACATAAGACTCACACTCTCGATTGAGATTGTATATCTTAAAGCCAGCTAGAGTAATAATAATTATAAGTAATAAGTCGAACCCATTGATTGTTTCTAGCATTGCTTTGCTCCTTTCTAGAGCTTTTTATAGTTGGAAGAGAGGGTCATAGGCGTTGTTGCCTTCCACCCTCCAAGCGTAATCAAGACTGTCTTGACCCTTCCGTCGCTTGTTATCTACTTAGTAGGCTGATGTCTTGCTACGAACGATTACCTAAAAGAGCGAGCCGAGGCGGTTACCCGCCCCGACCCGCTCGATGCGATTGCTACCAGGCACTCACGACTTCTGGTTCGTACGCTACGCGCTCGTCTTCGGTCAACTGGCGGTCGAACGAGACAACGGTTACAAAGCCTAACTCTGGGTTGGCTTCCTTCTGCTGGATTGCGTTCCAGCGTGCTTGCTTCTCACTCGCGAACGATACGCGACTTAAGCCGACTAGGGCTTCATATAGATAGAAATGCATCTTAACCTCCTACAGGCAACAACCCACGGAACGGTTCAGTGGGTAACAAAATGCAAAAACAAAAACCCTAGTAAAAGCCAGCACAGGGGCAGAAGTATGTAAGCAGACAGTCAACCAAACAAACAAGTGATTTAAAACGATGTAATAGTTTATTTAATAGGGAAGGGGTAGTCAGTCTAGTGGTAGGGGGACTATCTCTGCTCTAATCTGTACTGCTCTAGACTAAGGAATTCTAAGCCCGTGGGTGGTCTGTATAGCTTAGATCTTGACCCACGGTTTATAACTGCGTAGTGGTGTTGTACTGTAGAGTCTATAATAATTTATGTTTAGTTGTTTCCCCCTAGTATTATTTATTTGTTTCGTTTATAACAATCTATGTGAATTAGGTAACAATTTGGTAACAGAGCGTTACAAGTCGTCTGTAACAGGGTTAGTTATAGTGTAGGTTATTATATTAGCAAGCCTGCCTTATGGCTTGCCAGTTAATTGCAACCCCCTTTGGAGGGGTTGCTTACTATTACTATTATTAATACTAATAGTATTATTAGGATAATTAGGTTTATTATGGCTGCTAAAGCTGGAGATCAACACCATACCAGACTTCGGCAAATTGAAGATCAGAGAAAGTTTATTTCTTTTCTTAAGCAGGGCATTGATATGGATTCCGCCCTTGCTGCTGTGGGGAAGAAGAAGACCGCCCTTAGATCTTGGCTCCTAGATGGGGAATTCGCGGCACAGGTCGAGGAAGCTTCTAACTTTGGATCCGATGCCATTGCTGCCTCACTAGGTGAGAATAAACATAAAATTGATTTTGCCACGTTCTCCAGAGAGTTCTTGAACACCGAGGTATTCCCTCATCAGCAAAACTGGATTGACGTTCTTGAGGGTCGTGACCCGACGTGGCAACACCCTTCCATGACGTTTGAGCAGGGTAATCGCCGTAGGTTGCTTATTAACGTGCCACCTGAACACGCTAAGTCAACCACCATGACGGTTAACTACGCCATGTACAAAATTGCTCTAAACCCTAATATCCGCATCGTGTTGATTTCTCAAACCCAGACACGCGCCAAGGAGTTCTTATACTCCCTAAAGCAGCGCATGACTGAAGAGCCTTGGCTTAAGATGCAACAGGTCTATGGTCCTCCTGGGGGCTATAAGGAGACGGCAGACCAATGGACTGCAGACAGAATTTATCTCGAACGCGAATCAGGAGAGAAGGACCCGACGGTTCAAGCTCTTGGTATTGGACAACAGATCTACGGTACTCGTGCGGATCTAATCATCATGGACGATATTGTCTCAACGACAAACGCGCACGAATGGGAGAAGCAGCTCAACTGGTTGCAGAAGATGGTTGTTACCCGTGTGGGTTCGACTGGGACGCTTCTGATTGCAGGGACTAGAGTTTCTTCAATAGATCTATATAAAGAAATTAGGAATCCAGAGCACTGGACTGGGGGTAGGTCACCTTTCACCTACCTAGCCATGCCAGCTGTACTTGAGTTTGACGATAAGCCTGAGAAGTGGAAGACACTCTGGGCTAGGTCTGATAGACCGCTGGATGGGGCTGACGAGTTTGATGATCCAGAATTGCTTACACCCGATGAAAACGGGCACTTTGTAAAGTGGGATGGTAGGCGACTGTTTGAGCGTCGTAGCGAGGTCAGTCCCTCCACGTGGGCACTTGTTTACCAGCAGCAAGATGTTGAGGAAGATGCAATATTTCCACTTCCTGTTGTGAACGGTTCAATTAACCGAATGCGTAAGGCTGGTAGACTTAACTTCAATGCCCCTGGACACCCAAGTTCTGAAGGTTCTTGGTTTGTTATCATGGGACTTGATCCTGCCATGTCAGGCAAAACTGCTATGGTTGTGTATGCAGTCAACCGAGAGACCAATAAACGGTACGTCTTGGATGTACACAACATGGCTGAATCTACCCCACAGAAAATTGATAGCCTCATAAAGGAATGGGTAGAGACATATAACCCGCAAGAACTGCGGATTGAAATCAACGCTTATCAGAAAGCTTTCTCGCTTGATGATCAGCTGCGAATGTGGCTCGCTAGTCGCGGAACTGCACTGCGAGAGCACTTCACCAGCAAGAATAAGTGGGACGTTAACTTTGGTGTAGCTGCCATGTCCTCTCTGTTTGGTAGTATGCGTGATGGAAAGTTTAATAAAGATAACCTTATTGAACTTCCCGATAACTCAAATGAACATGTTAAAGCTTTGGTTAACCAGTTAATTACCTGGAAGGCTGATACTAAAGGACCAACCGACTGCGTTATGGCACTGTGGTTCTGTGAGATCAGAGCCAAAGAACTAATTCAACAAAGTAACTTTAGAACGGCTCATGCAAATAATAGGTGGGCAACAAGAAGAAACGTTGCTATGCAAGGTGTTGTAAATCTTGATGAGATGGCAATGGAAACATTGTCAGGTCTATACTAGGAAATTAAATGGCATTATCAACCGAGCAAGTTACCAATAAGGTATTAGCTCTTACACGTCGCTATGCAGAACGTGACTTCAGAATGGCAGACATTACTGCTGTTCGTCGTGGCAACATGGAGTCTGTTTACCCAGATATGTTCCCAGAGGGTATGTCACGCCCAATGATTGCTAACTTTGTTGATGTTGCTGCTCGTGACATTGCTGAAGTACTTGCTCCACTTCCTTCCTTTAACTGCTCTACTGCAAATATCAATTCAGATAAGGCAAAAAAGTTTGCTGACAAGCGAACCATTATTGCTAATAACTACATTGAATTTTCTAATCTTCAAACCCAGATGTACACAGGTGCTGACTGGTACCTAACCTACGGTTTCTTGCCAATCTTTGTTGATGCTAACTTTGATAAAAACATGCCACACATTCGTGTGGAAAATCCAATGGGTTCATACCCAGAGTTTGATCGCTTTGGTCGTTGTGTATCATTTACAAA